ACATCTTCAATAATCCAGTTTTCTGGACTCCTGCTTTTAATTTTCTCTAAGCCAGTTCTTACACTAGCCCACCATTGTCTTAGTTCCTGCGGAGCAATATATCTATACTCCATTAACCCACCACAATATAGCCATATGTTTTATTCGCAGTATCGTTAGCCCAATGACTTAATACAGCACTTCCCTGAGTTTGACTACTAACATAAATATTTGTGGACGCAGATGGTGCTATGTATTGCATCGTTACAATAGCAGCAGGAATAGCAGGTGCAGTCGGACTCGTTGTAGCTGCGTATGCCTGAAGCGTTACCGTAGTAGCTGAAACTAATCCAGCAACCTCAATGTAATCATTAGCCGCTAATTCAACAAAAATATTTACCGTAGCAATAACATGGCTTGGATTACCAGCAGATTTTCTAATTGGTAAATCAATCCTGCTACCAGAACGAGCTATATCAGTTCCATTCTTTCTAAACCATACATCAGCATATTGAAGCGCATTATCGTCACTAGCTAACTGAATAGAAAACTGTACGTTATAAACACCAGCGTTTCTAACATTTAACCGACTATTATTAGAAAGATAAATACCGCTAGATTCTTCCGTAGTGTCATATTGAATCGCTGCTGGTGTATTAGCAGTAGGCGCAGATTGGTTTGTATTGCGCGTAAAAGCCCCGTATGGAGCCGTATCAGCAAAGGCAGCAGCAGACGTAGGAACTAAGAATATTAAGCTCTCATTGCCTATACGACCGTCATACAGCGTTGTCGTTGTGGCATTACCAGTCGCTAAAGTAATCGTTCCAGTATTGTTCGTCTTACCGTCCATGATTCCACGGACAACCTCACTAACAGCACGTTCATCAGCACCAAATACAGGTAGAGTCCGAAACTGAACTGATCTAGTCATCGATTACCCTGCGTAGCTATTTCAATCTCACAGCCGACAATAGTTTCCCAATTGGCATTAGTCGGAGATACCTTGATACGATGGTAATTACCGTTAGCTCTCAATGGCACTCGGTTATCTGAGTCCGGTGTCGCTGTCGTTCCGAATTCAACGCTATCTGATAATAGTTTTCTACTAGCAACTGCGACTGACGCTGTTCCATTATCAACAATAGGTTTTGCCAATGTAATAATAGAACGCCCAATATCAATATCTCCAGATGTAACGTAAGCAGACAAGTATGCACCAGAGAAAACAACGATCTTCTGGTTCCTAACACCAACGAATATAAGCTGACCACCAGCCCAAGTGCGTGAATCTAACGGAATATCTAAGGTATCTAGGTTATTGTTATAGTTATCTATCTGCTCAAGGGTGGCACTAGGTGTCAGACCATACGCAAGATAGTTAGTATCCGTTAAACCATAGCTCCACTTGTTCAAATCAATGGAGTAATACAGCAAGAATCGCTTACCAAAGTTATTCTTAAAGTTCCAGATAACTAATTTCTTTACCGGATCAATTGTCGCACTCATACCAGTCTGAACTTCGCTCAAACTGACGTTATTAAAGAACCAACGATTAACTTTTTCTAGTCCAATGTTCTTAACGGACTTGCCATCACAGACATAAAAGCCATCATCAGATAAAAAGTACGTTAAACCACCAAATTGAGTGATAGAACCGTTAGACATACAGCCTAACGTCCTAGAAATAGCGTCAAATTGGAAGAAATACGGACTTCCTGAGTACGTCATGCGGTAAATAGCACGTTCTAAGAAGATTAGACCGTATTCACCACCTGCAATACCAGTAATATCACCGCCATCAGGTACTATTTGTGAGTCAGCCTGAGAAGCAGCACCAGCAGTCCAGTCAGTCTCGTCATTAATATCCGACCAATAGACCTTATTTTCCTCACCACCTACGTTAGCAGCCACAACAAAGTCACGAACTACCGTTACATACTTAGCCGTAGGAGCATCAGCAGATAAATCAGCAAAATACGTCGATGAACCTAGATCATAAGCCTGTAACTTGTCAGCACCGTTAGCTAAGATCATCTTAGAACCGAACTGAGTAGAATCCCATGCCTCAACAGCCGTATAACCTGTAGTCGTTAGTGCATCTAAACTAGCATCGCTAGAGTCAAACTTATAAATCTGAGTAGCACCAGCAGCAAATAACGTAGATGCACCTGAGAATTTACCTGCAAATGTAATAAGTAAATTCTGACCTGCATCTTGAGAGTAATCTACCGCAGCACGTAACGGAGAATAACCGTTAGTAACCGGATAACAATTATAGGCATCTGTTATCGCACCAGTAACGCCCGGTTGATCTGGCAACCACTCACCGAAAATAACTTTTTGTTTTGCCATTACTGTCTTGACCAAGTAGTTGATTCAGGAGTTACCGCAGTCCACTCGTAACCAATATAGTCACCAATAGCACCCACAGTAGCATTGCCTGTAATAGCAGCAGAACTAGCAAATATAGAACTACCATTTGCCGTAACTGTAGCTATACCATTAATAGAAGCAGCACCGACAGTCACAAACGTAGCGTTAGCCGTTACCGTAGCAACACCAGTAACACTAGCTCGTACCGCAGGAGAAGCGTCACCTACAGCCGTTACAGTAGCCGTACCTGTAATGCTTGCTATACCGCCATAGATTGCTAATCCTGATGCAGATACCGTAGCAGTACCGATAACTGAGGCTGAAATACCTTCGTTCTCAGCATAGCCAGAATCCCAATAGCCAGCCGTGACGTATAGATCAGGAGAACTTAGGTCATCTTCACCATAGCCCTGAATCCAATAATCGAAATCGACATAATTGTTAGCCATTACAACCCACTAATTTGCTCTGACGTTAACGCCCCAAAATCAGACGAACTAATTGCATTAACCTGCACAGATTCTAGTCCTGATATATCAACAGTTTCAATAGTAGTGTACTCAACCCATTGCTCTTGCGATTGACTCCACGACCAATTGCCCTCTGGTTTAGGATCACGAATAACCCAACCCGGTGGATACCACCACACTACCTCTTTACCGGCAGGACATTCAGGTTGGTCAGGAACTTCAATCCATCCATCTGTGCCATCTGTCTCAGGCTTAGGTATAGAACCATTTTTAGAATACATAAGTCACCTATTGGAGAGGGAAGGCTGCGGCAGGAACTGTGTATGTAGAGCCAGAATAACGCGCATAGCCTTTGGTTATTCTAAAGTCATCAATGTATCCACTCCACGAATACGCTCCAGTATTATCATTTCCAACATAAAGCGTTGGAATAATGGAATAGTTTGTTGTATCTGTTACCTGAGTAATACGAGAACCACCTAAAAATACTGATGTGTTATTGGTCGCACTTCCAGAGCGAACCATAGCAAAATGAACCCATGTATTTTGTGGGTAGGATGTTGTAGCAGATATATCAAGAGTAGTTCCAATATTTACATAGAGTGTTGTACCTACAGTAAATGCACCAAGATATTGACTTGTTTCGCGCATATCAAAAATATATCGCGCTCCTGATGCACCTGTGTACAACCAGCCTTCTATCGTATAGTCACCACCACCAATAGCGTTGTTAAGTTTGCCTTTTAAACTATCACCAGTACCATCAAAATACATCGACGTAGTACCCCACTTCGCCTGTGTCGTGCTTACCTGTGCATTGCCTACAGTCTCTAATACATTCTTAGCAGTAGAGTCGTAGATGCCGGAGTTGGTGTAATTTAAAAGATAAACTGTATTTGCATCAGAAGTATATGGAGCAGTAGGTAAAGTAGTTAAACCAGTTCTTACGGTGCTACTTACTCGTAAACTTCCAATATACCCAGTAAAGTATTGCGCCAAAGTTGAGCTATAAAACTCCACGCCAACACGAATTGTCGTAGCAAGTGTTGTACTACCCATGTTTGCAGTACCAATAGATACGCCATTCACATAAGCAGTTATCGTACTTCCAGACCTAGTAGCTGCAAAGTGATACCATTGATTTGGCTTTAGCGTAGTTGGATTTGTTGAAACGCTTCCAGTAGCATTGCCCATAACAATGTAACTTGCACTATTTGTATATAGTTCAAATCCTGAAGTTGCAGAGCCATCACCTATAGTTAAAATTGTTTTACTTGCAGCAGTTGTAAAGTATGCCCAACATTCAACTGTAAAATCACTAACAGCAGTAATTGTGCTGTTTAAATAATCACCAGTCCCATCAAAATACCCACTACCACCTACTACAGCAGCATCGTATGCAGCAGTAGGAGCAAATGGGCTGAAGGCTTGGACGGATGGTGTGCCTGATACAGTTAATGTTAATGGCGAAGCAGAGTTATCTACAAACCTATTAGATTGGCAGGTAAGCAGTGATGTATTAGTAATAGCTGTTAATGGCGTAGTGCTTGGCGTAAATGAACTTGTATAAACCGCAGTCCCTTTAACTACACGCAAATTAGATATATATCCCGGAAACGGGAAAGCCCCAGAGCCAGCTATAACAAACGTATCGTTTCCATAGTTAACCGATGAAGTCCAACTTAAAACACTTGTCCCATTTACATATAAATTTGTTTGCCCGCCAGATTGCCTTACAAACGCAATATGATTCCATTGATTAGAAACTACAGTAGTTGTAGAAACCCTGTCCGTCCCATCATATACATTGTAAAAACCACCACTACTACGCTGTATATTTAGATTATTATTTCCATTAGTGACCCATGCTTCAACAGCAGAAGTTGGAGCAGTAGTTGACCACTCCCAAAATTCAATAGTTATTGCACCAGTTCCATAAGCAAAAGCAGCATTACTAGCTACGGATAATGAATTACTAGAGCCAAAATAATTACTCCACCCAGTCTGACTAAACGGCGTAAACGTCCCCTGAGTCGTATTACCATTTCTAGTAATAGTGAAGTTGTTAGTGCTAGAGTCTAAGAACGTATTGTTCTGCGCTCCGTTAGTGCTGCTAGTGTTAAGCAGTAGAGTCGTGCGATTAAAGTATTCATCGACTGCTGTTGCTATAGCAGTCTTAATGCCAGCAAGAGCCGCCAGAATTCCACTCATGACACGTTCCCTGAAATGATGCAAACAGTACCGCTAAGAAATACCACCGTAGCTAAACCACGAGTAGCCAAAGTAACGCTAGACTTATCCGTATCAGTTCCAGCAATATAAGCCGTAGTGATAGAGCAAGTGATAGTCACACCAGAGCTAGTATTGTTAGCAATAGCGATAATG